CAATGGCAAGTGGCTAGTATCCGCTCCCGGGGGATATGGCAATGATGGTGGGTATCATTTCACAGATAGAAGCTTTTTAGTTGAAAGAGATCAAAACAATAAAAAATTAAAAGCTTACCAGGGAGGTGGTGCTATGGCTGGTGCAGCAATGAGTGGTGTATCTCAAATGGTTCAGCCACTTTTGCCTGAAGATATTGAGGCAAAAAGAGCAAGAGCAGCTTCATTGTTAGCACAAGGAAGAAATTCAGGTTTTGGTGGTGAAGACTGGGCACATGCTCATGGTTTTCAAAATGGTGGCATGAATGTTAATGGTGGAGATTTAAAGCCAATTTCTGATAATGCTTATGAAGTAGATGGTGATAATCCTCAGGCTACTGATGATGTGCAGTTTGAAGATGCTTATGTAGATCATGGTGAAGTAATGAAGCCTGCACCAGAAGGCACCAGAATATTTTCAAATCATTTAACATTACCTGGTACAAAAACTACTTTTGCCAAAGCTGCTAAAAAGTTAGAAAAATCTAAAGCCTTAAAAGGCAATCCAAATCCTAATCAGGATGCTTTAATAGAAAGTAAACTTAAAGCCTTGTTTCATACACAGCAGCGGATTAATGGTGATTCACAAGGTGAAAGTACTGAAGAAGCTATTCAACCTGCAGATGAAGTACCCGGAAGAGGAATGACAGAAGGTAACATGTTTAAGATGGGTGGTTTATCTCCAAGAAATGTTAGTTATCATGAAATGACACCAAGAAGAATAGGAAGTCTGGCTAAAGAAGCTATGGCTACAAATGTGATTAGTAAAAAATATTATCATTCAGGGGGTACCATGGCAGAAAAACTTTTTGAGGTGCCTGGATTTAAGAAAGAACTAAGAACAGAACCTGGTCATGGTAAAGGATCTGCTACTTTTCAGGGTGGTGGATTAGCACCAAGTTATAATGTTAATCAAACTGGAAAAAACTATTTAGGCTGGGGAAGTTATAAACCTATTACTAACCCTGTACCTACTGGACAACCTGCAGCAGGTGGGGGTGGATCTAATATTAACTGGTCTGCAGTAGCAGGCTTGGGAGCTAGTTTAGCTGGTAATGTACATAATGCAATGGCGTTGAAAAATATGCCAGATGTTGCTCAGGTTAGCTTAACCAAGGCGCCAAGATTAAGAAGATTGGATTATTCTGACCAGAAAGCCATGTTAAAAGAAGGCTTGAATACAGCTATTAAAGCTGGTAACAGAAATTCTACCATGAGACAAGCTCAGGAAGGTTCTCAAGCTGCAAGCTTAGCTGAATACTCCAGAGCTACTAATCAAATGCATGGTGATGTAAACAGAACCAATGCACAAATCGGCAATGAAGAAGCTGCAATGGGCTGGAGAAATAACTTAATGAATAATCAATTAACTAATCAATACCGGCAAGATCAACAACAAAGATTATCAGCTATAATGTCTGGAGAGTCTGCTAACATTGCAGATGTTGGAAACAAGATCCAGGGCTTTGTTGCACAAAGTAATGCGATGAAACTGGATCAGCAAAAGTTAAACATGAATCTGGCACAACTTGAACTTGCAGCACCAGGTGCAGGGTATAGGCATTTGATAGCAAATGGGTATACACCAGAACAGGCTCAGCTAATGATGGCAGAAGCTGCTACTACTATGTCAGGTCAGACAACTCCTCAGGGAAAAAGAAATGGCGGCTTTGTTCCTACTAAAAAACCACTTAGTTATAAGATGGGTGGTAGACTAAGAAGGGTGTGTTGATAATCTACTGTTTTATATGTTAATTTGACAGTCATGGCTTTTATATATCAATCTCTTGTCTGCAGCACCTGGTATTTTTGCCAGGTGTTTTGCTTTTAACTAAATCTTGTTACTATGAAATACAGTAAGTTACGTCCTGATTTCTTTCAACAGGGTGGATATTCTCCTGTGCAATTCAGTAGTTCTCAGTTTATACCTACTTATGCCGGGGCTCCAATAGCTGAAGCGCAGCGCAATGCAGAACAAACTGCAGGGATCTACCATCAGAATCTTGCAGATCTCACCAAACTGGATATCATGAATGCTAATCGTAAAGTATTAGATTCTGCTGGAGATCAAGCTGCCAATGAAAAAGTTAATCAGCGTCTTGCAGAGCAGTTTAAAAACATTACAGCTAAAGGTGATCTGGAAAATCAAACCTTACAAGTAAATGCATTGCTCCGGCAATACATGAATGATCCTGCCGTAAAAGCCTTAACAGAATCCAGGGCCAACGCAGACAGGGAGCGTGCTTTTCAGGAAGAGGCCAGATCTAAAGGTGCAACTATAGTACTTGACAATCCTGCAGAAGGTCATCAAACTATTCAGTATGATGAAAAAGGCAAGCCAGTGTATAATATCTACAAAGGTACTGGTCAGATCAAACTAGATTGGCAAGGTAAGAAAGCTAAAATCGCCGATGAGTTGAAAGCTAATGCAGGTCCTTTATCTGCAGCAGATGTTGCAAAATCAAGTTCTGGCATCAGAGGTTATATTGAAACTGGTAGATGGGAAGGTTTATCTTCAGATAAAGTAGGTAAACAGTTAACCAATATGATGACAGCTTATCAAGGTACTCAGGAATATAATCAGGAGAAAGCTGTTGCCTTGAGAGACTTAATGCAACAACAGCCTGGTTTATCTGCTGAAGATTATGATGCAGCAGCAGAAAAATCAATTCGTGAGCGCATGCTTTCTGAAGGTTTGCTTAGAACCTACAGCAAAACAGACAGGGATTTCCTGACTGACTGGATGTTAAAAGATGCCATGGATGCAGCTAAGCAAAATCCTCCTCCAGGAGCTTGGGCTACCGGAGCTACCTCTGCTGTTACTAATCCACTAGTAGAACCTTTAACAACTTTACTTGACAGTGTGGATGAAAATACTGGACAAGTAGCCCAGACAGCTGCTGTAATTTTGAAAAAAGACGGTAAGACTTACTCTGAGCAGGAATCTCAGGATATGTATACAAATGCTATTAAGTTTGCTCCTGATAATCCTTATGCATGGTTGGAACAAGGTGGTTTTGAAGTTACAAAAAGAACCAAAGAACAGGTCAAGCAACAAAATTCAGAGGTTGATGAGCTGTTGAAAAATACATTGTTAAGCACAGCCAGGTTAACACAACAAAACTTTGATGAAACTGCTGCAGAAAGTATCAGACAGGAATACCCTAATTTAAATGCAATGCCAAAAGATCTGCAGCGCAAAGCATTAGTTAAAATTCAAAAAGAAGCTGTTCAAAACAGGGCTAATGTAACTACACCTCAGATCCTGCAAACCAGGGAAGAAGTTGTAGATGAAGGTAAGATGTTAAATTATGTTAACAACATTGCCAGTGTTTCTGGAAATGAATTAGCTATAGCTGTACCTAAAGAACTTGGTGGAGGATCTTATAAAGATTTAAATGGTTGGAATGGAGTACAAGAAGCTTTACTAAAAATTGCTGAGAAAAACGGTTTAAATACTGATAAGAAACTTAGCATTACAGGTAGTAAGCAAGGCATGTCTACAGGAAATCCTTATGGAATTGCAGGTGCTGCTAACACTGTAATTACAGTTACAGATGAATCTGGCAAAAGTATATCAGTGCCTATGATGGCAGCTCCTAATAAGCAGCTTCAGGCTGTTATGGCACCATTAAATAATGCCTGGATGAAAGCTAATAATGGAAAGTTTGGTGAACAATCTGTCTATTGGCCTAAGTTTAAAGAAAACTTTACAGTTGAAAATTATCCTACACATGAAAACGGGACCTGGGAAACTAAATCCAGAATAAAGCTACCCGATGAAATTGCAGCTGCATACGGCCAGGATTATGTTGATATGGATACTTTTCAGGCTATCTGGTATGAACTTGATAGAGGCACTATTGACCAATACAAAAATACTTTCATTCAATAACTATGGGTAAAAGACCTGCTGGTAATGTTGAAAATCCAAGTGGAATTTCTCCAGATAAGATTCAAGCATTAAGATTACTTAAGTCTAAACGAGATGCAGAACTTGCAGATTTAAATCTTCCAAAAGATACTTCAGGTAGTTTTGCAGGAGCAGGCTTTAAAGGCGGATCTGATTATGATCAAAACCTAATAGAAGGTACTAATCAAGAACGTGCCCGGGCTGTACAACAAGGTGGCTTGGATGAGTTTGGCAATATGCTGGGAAGAATAGGTTTGAATATAGTTCCTGGCTTAATAGGTTCTGTAGCCGGCATGGCAGATGTCGAAGACTACATGGCAGGTATTACCGAACAGGATGAAGTAGGTAATGCAGTAACCCGATGGGCTGATGAATGGAAGAAGCGTACTAATCAAGACTTGTTTCCTATCTACAAGCAAAATCCCGATAAGCCATTAGACATAGGTAGTACAGAATGGTGGGCAGATAATGGTGGTGGTTTGCTGGAATCTGCAGCAGAGTTTGCTATTCTAGGATTTGGTGTTGGCGGATTGCTTACAAAAGGTATGCAAGCCACAAATTGGCTTAGATCTTTAACTACTGTCACAGATGCTGTTACTGGCATACAAAGATTAAATAAAGGTGCAGAACTTACTGCGTTAGGTACTAATGCCTTTTTGTTAAATCATGCTGAAGGCATGTTAGAAGCTACTCAGATTTATGGCTCAGAGTTAGAAAAAAACATGAAGCTGGTAGAGCAAGGTAAACTTACCGAAGAGCAGGCTAAGATCAATGCAGGTGCTGCAGCAGGACATACGTTAAACATTAACCGGGCTAATATCTTGTTAAATCTTACTGGTGTTTCCAGTATCATGAAAGGGGCTCGAGGATCCAGAAATCTTGTAAGAAGTTTGTCTACACCACAAAAGTTAATCTTAGAAGGCGGACAAGAATACTTAGAAGAGTCTGTAAACTTTTATGCAAGTAACAGAGGAGAAGAATACGGTAAAGCTTTACGTGAAGGTAAAGAGTATACCGGAGCCACTGCACAAAAATTTGTAGATGATGTATTATCAGCAAGAGGTTTTGAAGCAGGTTTTCTTGGTGCACTAGGAGGTGTAGCACAGACCGGAGCTATAGCAGCAGGTACAGCAATACGTGGAGGCAAAGACGTAGAGAAAGCCTATGAAGCTGAACAAAAAGCAGTAAGAACCGGCTACGAAGATCTACGAAATGAAAATAAACTAAAAAGTGTACGGGATCTTGGTGTTGCAGCTACAACATTGACTATACTGGGTCAACAGCGTGCTGCTTTAGAAGCTGATATTCAAAAGGCAAAAGAAGAAGGCAAGCCTGTAGATAATAACCAAATAGCTGCCTGGCAGAATATTAATGATCAGATCCAGGATGAGCAGTTGCATGCTAGCTTTCAATCAGGTACAGCTGAATACACAGAAAAAGCTTATCAAGATATTGAAAAGCTTACTGAAGAAGAGGCTTTGAAAAATGGCTTTACAGGTTCAGAACTAGATCCAAAATCACCGGCATATTACAAGCATACTGCAAGACGTATGCAGGAAAGATTAACAGCACTGGAAAAACAATACAACAAAACTGCAGGATATAACAATAGTTTTGAGTTATATAAAAACAGAGCTACTGCTTTGCGTGTTAATGAACAGTTAAACTTTTTTACTAACAAAGAAAGTGAGCTGGCTGCTAATGCTCAGGAAGCTGTTGACAGATTAAACAGAACAGAAAAGTTGTTAGCCAGAACAGAAGGTAACAAAAAAGCAGCTTATCTTGGTGATATTGAATTAGCCAGGCTAGAAGAAGCTGATTATGAAAAACTAGCAAACAGCACTGATGAAGATATTATTACCTATCGCAAAGAGTTAATTGCTACTGCTAAAAATCTACCTGAAGTTCAGGCTTTAGAAAAAACCCGCAATGCTAAACTAAATGCTCAAAAAGAACTAGATAGTTTAAATACTACTTATTCTCAGCAAACTACCAGCGCATATCAGAATAAATTACGCCAGGAAGTTGAAGCTAAGCAGGCAGAACAAAAAGCTGAAATAGAAGCGGACAAGATCAGAGCTGCAGCTGTAAAGCAGCAAAGCAATAACATTGCAGCTAAAGTGCAGGCAGAGCATGCAAAAAATGCTGCAGCTTTTGATGCAACTTTAAAACAACAAGGTATTACAGATGAAGAGCGTGCTGGCTTAAAAGCAGTTATCAACAAAGAAATCAATACTCCTGTAGGGCAGGCTATAACTTATACTACAGAAGAAGAGATGTTGATGGCAAAATATCCTGCAGTACTCACAGAATATAGAAATGTATTGCATGCTGCTGTAGCTACAGATACTAATTTAGGCAAGCCTAATGAAAGAGTATTTACAGATTCTGATAATGCTGCAGCAGACGAGGTATTGCTTAACCTGGAAAAAACCGGATTGGATGCTGCAGCTACTACACTGGTAAGCAAAACTGCTCCAGTAGTTAATCAGCCTAACAAGCTTGACAGGGCTAATAATGTGATGGCCTGGTTATCCAGAGTTTATGATGTTGTCATAAATCCTGAAACCTGGAGCAAAGGTTTTGCTGATGTTGATAACAAACTTAACGATGAGTTAAAAGATCCTAGTATTTTAGATGCCAGGACATTGAAGATAGGCGATGATGTTGTTTTAAAAATAGATCTTAATGGTGTTGTACCGGTAAAAGATGCAGCAGGTAATGATATTACCATACCCTGGGCAGATTTTGAAACACAAAATGCCGGTAAACCAGCTACATTAGCTGCTAATGCGCCAATAGGGATATATAGAAAAAACAATGATACTACACCTATAGGCTATGTACATCTTCCCAGTTGGATTAATTCCTCTCGGGTCAAAGGCGATGCAGCTCAGATTGCAGAAGAAATTGAAAAAGTTATTCATATCAGAAATTTTGTACATGCTGCAGGGCCTGCTGGTGTAACAACCAAGATTACACAGCGCACTTTAGGTAAGTTGTTCCTGGATGCTAATAAGCAAGCTGCACCGGTAAGTGTAAACCTGAAAGATCCTGATTTAGACTATGTAGTGTTTTATAAAAACAGGTTGCTGGCCAGTGAGACTTCTACCCGGGATACAGACAAGGATGTACTAAACAGGGATAAGCTCAGATCTGGTGTTACTTATGTTTTATTACCAGTAGAGAAAAACGTTAAGCCTAACTTAACAAAATACTGGGCTGTACCTTTAAAGGTTGAAAAACTTTCTGCTAATGTTATTGACAGCGTTGCCAGAGCTAGTGAAGTTTTTCTGCATGCACTGGATAAAAAGCTTACCCCGGAAGACATTGCTATAGCAGAAGCTATTGTAGAGATGCAGAAAAATGTAAAAGCTGCTGACGGCTCTGCTATTAATTTTGATATCACCACAGAAGAAGGTATTATAAATTACACAGAGCTTTTTATTTATAATCATACAGCACAGAACACAGCTGTTGAAGTAGATCCTGAAACAGGTGAAACCAGAAAAGCCAAAGACCTGGATTTTGATAAGTATTTCTTACAAAAGTACAAGTCACTGCCATCAGATTACTTTGCGCATAAGTTTAATCGCAAAAATGGATTACAGTTTGGATCTGGTACCCGAGGTGTAGCACCCAGGGTAGATGATACACAATTTATGCAGGCCTGGAAAGAGCACTTAGCAAACAGATACCAACATACCAGTTTAAGGTTTTTGCATGATAAAAACGTAAAGCTGCCTATAATCAATCCGGATAACTCAGTAGCTGAACTTGCTCCCGGTAACAGCTATTTAAGCTATCTCAAACAAAATGCCTGGACAACTAATGTAATAGGCCAGAACATTGCAGAAGGTACTCAGCCTGATAATTGGGTATATACTATTCAGCAGATCATAGAATTTGACACTAGCGCAATGGGTGTTGAAAATGCTGTCACTACTGAAGAAGAGCGCGAAGAAGCAGCTAAAGCCAGAGCTAAAGCTATCAAGGAAGCTAAAAAGCTTGAAAAACAAAAAGCTGCAGCCGCACCTGGTGGAGCACTTACTCCGGAAGATATAGCCTTTGAAAAATCTCTTGGGGAAGATCTTAGGTTTCAAACCTTATCTTCAGGAGATGTAAGATTGTTTCAGGAAGCTCCGGTGTTAGGTATTATACACTCTCCTGCAGGTAAATTTGGTATTAAAGGTCAGGGTATAAAAAATATTATTTGGTTTGATACTTTAGACGATGCTGTAAATCATATTGTAGCCCCTGCAGCAGCTTCAGTAACAACTACACCCGTAGCTGGACCTGTTAAACATACAGATATAGACAAGCAAAACATGGCTACACTAGATAGCCTGTTTTCTGAAGATGCTTTGCCAGGTTTAGAAAATGTGAAAACTGCTGTTACTGGTGAAGTAGTTGTTACTGAAAATCAAACTAAGCAAAACATTCAAGAAGAATCTGCAACAGAAAAGCTATTACAACAAGATTTATTAAAATCTGAAACAGCTTACCAGGGTATTAACTCTAAGTATACATTACCTAAGTCAGAGCATTTTGATAATGCCTCACTCAGAGACTTACTTGAATACTGGACTAATGCTATTGTTAATGCCTATCAAAATGATACAGCTAATGCAGCTTTATCTAACAAGCAGGAAAAGCTGTTTATTGAAAATTATTTTAAAACGCTTAAAACTAATCTTGAAAAAAGATTAACTATTTCTCCTGAAGGCAGTAAAAACCATAACATTGCCAGTTATAGCTTAGCCAACTGGGAGATTATGCAGAACTTAATAAAGCATAATCTACAGCGGGATTTTAGTTTTAATTTCAAGACTTATACCTATGAGCAAAAAGATCCTGATGAAAACAACAAACTTAAATCTTTAGAAGATACAGAGCGGGACTCTGATGATGCTAGTAATCCGGATGAAAGCAGAAGTGTCAAAGAACGCTGGACTATGGATAGTCTGGAACAGGATCCAGCCAAAGGCTTAAGCTCGAGGTTCAGAAGATTTTTGGGGGGCATCAAAGATACTTCCCGGCATTATTTAGTACAAAAAGATCAACATCCTAATTTCAAACCTGTAAGATTATACAGAACCTTGTCTGCATTGCTTGCTGATAGAGATCCTGACTTTAATCAGATGATGGATGTATTGGATCAGATGTCTGACAAAGTAGGATTTGAGTATTTGGCTATTGTTAGACGTAGTTTAATGGCTGCTGATGAGCAGATCCAGGCTGAGTTTGTCAGCACTATGTCAAAGCATTATGTTAACATGAAGCATTTGTATGTTGTCAGCAGACAAAGCGGCTTTGCAGATAAAATCTATGAAGGCTATGTCAGGGATGATAACTATAATGCTAAAGTCGAAGTTATCAAAGATCGCTGGGAGCATGATTTATACTTATCTGCGATAGCTGCAGATTATGCCGGAGCTGATTTAAAAGAAGGCAGAGCAATTTATAAAAAAGCTGAAATAGATGAGCTTGTTGAGATATTTGAAAAACAGTTACTAGTTGATGGCAACAGACCTCATGGTAAAGAAACTGCAGATGTAGATGTTAAAGATTTTGACATTGAAAACTGGCTAAGCTGGATGGGTATAAGCTTATCTCCAGGCGTTGTAGCAGATTTAAAAAAACATGGGATCCGGGAAGATCCTAATCCTAAGAAGAACAAGCATAAGTATAGAAACATGTTCTATGCTGATGACGGGGAGTTCTGGAGAATTTATAAGTTTTTAAAAAATATCCAGGATATTAAAGGTGATGTGTTTATTGAAAACATGCCTTTAACCAGGGAAAGCTCTATACACAGATTAGCTAGTTTTGATGCTAAGTATAACCTGGATGCATTAAGCAATTCTCACAAGTCTGGTAACAAATCTATTTTCAGTTATGCAGATAACAAATACTTATTTGACAGAGCCAGGCAATTAGGGGGTGTAGCAGGAGCTGACACTGCAGATCTGGAATTAATGGAGAAACTTGTTGCTTCGCCATTTGCCGGTAAGTACTCTCAAGAGCTTCGGCAAATGCTGGTGTGGGATACAGCTACAAATAACTTTGCCAGAAATGATCAGGGGCAGTTAATCTACGATGCTGAAAGTGACTTTAATAAAAACTTTAAAGTTGCTTATACCAGCTTAAGTATGCTTATAGAAAAAGGCATACCTACAGGTAATAAAAATTCTCTCGAGGATCTTGATGCCCGGGAGCACATGATTACCAAGTTCATGTTATTTCAAAACAGGGCTACTAAAACTGAAAAAGGTGCCAGAAGAGGACAGTTGTTTCATATGACTTTATCTGACAAGAACACTATGGTCTTGTTTGAAAAGCCTATACCAGGGATTGGTTTAAATGCTCAGGGGCAAATTGATGATGCTACTGTAGACATGCTATACAACAATGCTGTCATGCCTGAAATAAACCGCATGCTGGTTTTTGATGAAACTTATCCTCCTAATATCAAAGGTTATGCAAAAGGGCAGCGTTTGTTTTATATTTTTCCACAGCTAAACTTAATAGATGATCTGTTTAACATACAATTAGACCCTTCAGGTAAAGAAGTAGCCAGAAGTTTAAAGAAAGATGTTACTACAAATCCTGCTTATAAAGCACTAATTAACAATGCTATAAGATCTACTATCACTACAGAGGTTGCTTATACACTGCAAAACTGGGAAGATCTTGGCATGCTGCATAAAGATAAAAACAATGTTATTACCAGTTTAGAATATCTGGATGGACATTATAATGCCTGGGTTAAAAAACAAATTGGCAACAAAGAAGATATCACTCCTGCCGGAGCTGTAGTTAATTATGCTGCCACTGAAATGGCTGTAGCATATATGCTGCATGATACTAATTTGTTTCAGTTGTTTACTACTGATCCTGCAACACAGTATAAGTACAAAAAGCCTGATCCTGATGCGCCAGTAGATGTAATGGATGAAGTGTATCAAACCTATGAAAACATCTCTAAACGTCTTGGTGGTGAAATCTCTCCCGGTAGAGATGGAAATACACAGTATACTGGAGGGCATTATAATCTGGCTGTAATGTCAGATATAGAGATACCTTCTAAGGCACTTGCAGCCTATCAAAAACTTTTCAAAGATGATCCTGAGGCTGCAGCCCAGTATGCAAAATTAACTTCTACTGATGGTGCAGAATTTATCACGTTGCCGGAAAAGCTCAGATTCATGAGGGAACATGCTAAGCTTACTCCGGAACAATTAGATGAACTAGATGTTATAGAGAAAAAATACAAAAAATCTATTACAGCTATTAAAGCAGGTAAAGATCCCAGTGAACATTACCTGGATTATAACCAGTTACAGTTAATCTTCCAGGTAGATAAGCCTATTATGGTAGGCACCAGGTATGACAAAAATGTAGAAGCTAAACTTTTTGTAAAGTCTGCAGCTTTTACCTTAATACCTGAACTTGTCAAAGGTACAGAGTTAGAGCAGCTCATGGCTTTTATGTCTAATCCTGATAATCCTATTGACAGGATGGCAATGAGTTCTGCAGTTAAGCTTGGTGCTCCTGTAAAAGCTTTAGAGCTATTTGATGCTAAAGGTAATTTTAACCAAAAAGCTGTACTAGATCCTTCTGATGTTATTGTAGTGCCAAGAAAGTACTTAAGGCTGCAGCAAGAAACACCGTATAAAGAAAATACTGAAATCACCCGGGTATCTCAGGTAAGCAAACAAGCTTTTGTAAACATCTTAGATGTCAAAGGATTTAGATTACCTGGTGTTGAAAAACCTTACACAGGACAGGAACTAAATAAAAAATACAATCAGCATTTTGAATACTTGTATAAATCCAGTTATGATGAGCTGGTTAAAAAATTAGGTATTACAACAGATGAAAATGGCAAAGTAAGTTTGGATTATAAAAAGCTTAATGATGTAATTCAGGATGAATTAGTTGCCAGAGGATATCCTGCACATGATCTGGATGCGTTGGAAATAACTCGGTTTCCAAAAGAGGAAACTGATAAAAACGGCAATGTTATACCCTTGCCAGAAGGTGTAGAACCACAATGGAGATTTAAAATGCCGATATGGGCTGCAGCGCAGTCTGGTAAACTTGAAAGTTTTTTGAATAGTATTATATCAAATAAAATCTTAAAGCAAAAGTTTAATGGCTATGGCTTTGTATTAGGTCCTGAAGGTGGCTATAAGTTCCGTGAAAGTGAGGAGGCTACAGATGCTACCGGTAAAAAGCTCAAGAAAGGCGTGCTTACAGATGTTAAGCAGCTTAGTAAAAAATTGCAAGGCCAGATTGTATTTACAGATAAGTTTGATCCTGCTACAGGATTAAAGCCAGCTTTATTAAATAATGGCTGGAACCAGGTGATCTTGCCCTGGAAGTATAAAGAGGATCTGAAGAAGTATATGGTTAACGGCAAGCTTAATCCGTTAATGTTTGATAAAGAACTGCTAAAAGTATTTGGTATGCGGATACCAAATCAAGGTCCTAATTCTACAGCAGCAATAGAAGTTGTAGGATTTTTCCCTCCCAGTGCTGGAGATTTACTGGTAGCTCCTGCAGATTTCACTAAACAAATGGGATCTGACTTTGATATTGATAAGTTATATACTTACATGTATCATTCCAGGGTACAAAATGATGGTAGACTTCAACGCTATGATATACCGGAAAATGCAACCAATGAAAAATCAGACAGGGATGAACATCAAAACAAGCTGTTAGATATTTACCTGGCTATAAATACAAACCCAGATCCTAAAGTACAGGAGCTGATCAATAGACCTTTAACTACAGAAGATTTAGGTGACATCGCTGCTGATTTTGATGCGGCTAAAAAAGCAAGAAGTTTAGATGAGGCTAAAACCGGAGGCAAGATCTCACCTTATGATTTATCTCCAGCTTCAGGTAATTACCAAAGCTTTAAATACCAGGCTTCTGTAGTAGCGGGTACTGCTATTGGTGCTTTTGCTGTACAGAATACCTTTAATGCTTTAGCACAAACTGTAGAAGGTGGATTGAAAATGGTAAGTGCATGGAGTTTAAAACCTGGTGAAGCGCATAAGTATACCAAGATTAAATTTGGCAGAGATGGTGATGAAGATCAGGAAGTTTTTGATGGTAATTTAAGCCAGCCTAAAACTAAATCCGGCAAGTATAAATCTACCAACATTGCAGCAATGCTTTCTGCAGCCCTGGATAACGGCAATGAGCCTATCCTGGGCAGACTTGGTGTTAATATGCAAAATATCTCTGTAGTTAATTTCTTGCTACAAGCTGGTTTTGAATTAAGAACCATTTCGAATTTTATTAACCAGGATATCTTACAAGAATATACCAAGCAACTGGCTATTGCCAATGGTAATCATAAGAAAGCATTTGCTATTGTTACTTCCCAAAAACAGTTTGCTTTTGAAGATGAGGTGTTTAAAAATGCAGGTAAAGAACCTGCCAGTAAGGAAAATAAAGCTGTTCCTAAAGGTTTACCTTTTACAGGAACAGCAGTAAAAGAAGGTAGTAATCCGGAATGGGATGAAGAAGCTTACACACATTCTGCAGATACCCGGAATCCTGTAGCAGAACGTTTCTGGAATTTTTATAACATGGGCGCTGAAGAGCTGTTTAGCTATATCGCATTAGGCGAAAAAGCCTCGGGTTATAAAGAAGCGCAGTTTGCCTTGTTAAGAAAGTTTCAAAGCATGTCCAGAAAACATGCTAGTAATCTCAGGCAACTGCAAGGCTTATCCAATATAGACTCTAAGGGCATAGGCGCCAATATGTTTCAGAGCTTGCTGCAACAGGAAGATATTGAAAGCTTAGGCAAAGAGCGTGCACTGGATATTGAAAATGCAAGTAAGCTTTTTGGTGATTTTAAACCTGCTGTAGCTTATGAAAATGATCCAGTAGGAGCTAAAGATTTACTAGATCAGGGTTATGTAAAAGGCAAAGATTATTATTTTAAGCCTTCTAGTATACCAGGTTTTGCTTACGCATATGGGGTAATTACTAATAACAAGATCTGGCAGGATCATTTTCCTTATGCCAAGTTTGAAGTATACGATGCCATAGGCCAGGTAAGTGCCAAGATGAGAGGGGGTGCCAGCACTATTTTTTCCAAGGCTGAGCAATACAAGAAAATTTTCAGAGAGCTTAAAGGATTTGTATTTACTGATAATGTAGTATCACCTATAGATCCTGCCGAAGCAAGAAAGTTATTGCTGCACGATTACAGTGAGCAAAGCGAAGAAGGTGATAAAATTAATCATGCTAGTCTGGCAACTATCATGTTTGAAGTCAAGAACAATCCAGCTACTCAAAAGCTTTTCAGAGAAAGTATGTTTTTAAACAGTTTGTATGTAAAAGCTACTCCTGATAAGCGGATGCCAAAGGTTATTATGTTCCGGCAAGTTGCTGATGATGAAACTAGCAATAGGGATATTTATAACGAGGTATATAATCTGATAAAATATCCTGTAGACTTTGGAGTGTTTAATGGCATTAAATACACTTCCAGAACTTTTATAGAGCACCTGATGCTGGCAGCTAATGTAAGTATGACTTCTGCCATGCAGCTAAATCTTATGCAGTACATGCCTACAGAATTATTAGTACAGGCAGGTTATGCAGAAAAATTACATCAATATGACTGGACCAGGCTACATCAAAATGGTGTAGATGAGCCTTTCAGATCTACAGTGCAGTATTTCCAACATCAGCCTGGTTTAACACCGGAAATAGATCTTAACCAGGATATTGAAGATGAATTTACTATTTACGGACATTCTGAAATCACTGAAGAAGAAATCAAACAAGGTATAACTCCGGAAGATGCTCAAGCAGCTGCAGCTACAAAACCAGAAAACATTAAACAGTTTACATTAAAAGCTGATACTGCAGATGAAGAGTTGGCTACTTTTTATCATTTAAAAGTTGGCAAGAAGATCCTGCTGTTTCAATTAACAGATAAAGACTTAAAACAATACAGTAGAATAAGCACGTTACTAAATTCTGCAACTAGTAATTCTCATGAGTATAATGCCAATGTGGCTCATGCTACCAGTATCATATCGGAAAACAATCCACATGCATTAACTGTGCCTGCTGCTTTTATTGGCCGGCAAAATCTTCCTGCTAAAAACAGAAGTGCTGGTTACAACCAGGCTTACAACAAAGACAGAGCTAATAACATTGATAATATCCTGGCTGGTTACGGGGTAAAGAAAGCAACTTACAATTTAACTACTGCGCAAACTGATAATATGCTGGAGCAGATTTTCTCTAATTCTGCTTTGCCAGCTTATAAATTAACTGCAAAGTGGTTGCAGAACATGTTGACTTTACCAAGACATCCTTTTCATGTTAATGTCAGGTTTGAGAATCTGCCAGATAATAAAAAAGGTATGGCCAGGGTTAGTCCTAAGACAGGGCATATCCAGATCTGGATAAATCCATACATGGTAGATTCTGATAATGGTAAATCAGACTTTGAGCATACTGTATTACATGAACTGGTGCATGCTGTTACCAAACTTGCTATTCTGCAAGGTGAGCACTTAGAGGGTCAGCACCCTGAAGGTGTTGCAGGTAAGCTTATGCCTTCCCAACGTAGAGCGTATAAAAATCTTAACAAGCTATTTAAAGAATACGAAGCTAAGTATATACATAATGCTACTGCACAAGCATTACTGGCAAAAATTAAAGCAGATCCTAAAAGCTTAACCCTAGAAGAAAGTCAGGAAGCGCTGGATTATATCTATCCGGGTAAAAACTTAGCAGAATTTCTTTCTGGTATTATGCTCAGGCCTAACCTCAGGCAGCGTTTACAAAACATGCAGTATTCTACTGATGTAGCTTCTCCAAAAACTTTCTGGGAAAGGATCCTGGATATTTTTGAGTTGTTAATGGGCGCTATGGGTTTAAAGCAAGGCAGTACTTCTGCTAATGCTGTAAAAGATATAATATTCTTAGCAGAAGAAGGCAATGTAAACTTTGCTAATAGCGATACTTTAAAGATCCCAATAGAAACTTACACTGAACCTGTAATACCTGTTGTTAAAACAAACTTAACCGGTAGCATTACAACTGAAGTTAATCCGGAGCTTGATGTACAATCTGCTGAGCAAATTCAATCACCTGCTGAACTTGAAGCCCGGCAGGAGTTGTATGATAAAACTACTGCAGATAGATTACAGAAAATTGAAGAGCATCTTAAGGAAAATCCTCCTCCACAGATAGGTTTTGGTGGTGCTCAGCTGATGTCAGATGATATTGCTAATTTATTAGACAATGATGCTTTGTTTGAAAGCTTGCCTAATATTTCAGGTAGCATAGCTGCAGCCCCGGAAGCAGGTTCAACAATCAAAAAGCCAAGGCAGCGTACTAAGAAAACCGGCAAGACATCTAAAGTAACCTTAAAAATTTCCAGGTTGCTTGCAGACAGAGAATTTACTATCCGGCAGTTAAGTAAACATGAAGCCAGCCTCAGGGCAGATCTTCGGGATTCTGAAAAAACTAAAACAAAAGAAGATATTAAAAACCTGCGTAAGCGTATTGCCAAGGTTAAAGAAAATCGTGAAGCTGCAGAAGCTGAGTGGGACAAAATTGCAAAGCTTACCAAAACAGAAAGTATTGTTGCTGTTGGAGAAGCAGACATGAAAGCTATAGCAGATCAGCTGTTACATCCTGGTGATCTTGACATGAGAGATTTTCATATTTTACGCACCAGATTAAATCTATGGCTAAACTATGATGAGAATTTCCTGGATAAAGCAGATCAGAAATCCTTAATATCCCAAAGTTTATTTAAAGATGTTATTGCTGCAGCCAAGACCAATGACAGAAAGTTGTTAGCATTGCAACAAAACAGGATTTACAACTGGAGCAAAGATTATTTAAAACGTGATATTTCTGAAGAAGCATTTTACAGTGCCATGAAAGATATTGGTCCATTAGCTTCTTTTACATTAGGTCTGGATAATTCTAACCATCCTTTGACACAAGCTGTAGCCCAGGCTGTACAGATCTCAGAAGCAGAGCAAGTCGAAGAGTTTTTTGGTATACAGCAGGAAATCAAAACCTTATTTGCCAAAACTGCCAACAAAGAAAACCTTACTGGTAAAAACTATAAAAACTTTTTTGAAGTAGATGATGATGGAATCTTTACCGGTAAGCTGGTAAGAGCTTACTCAGCAGCATTTGTTGCGCAAAAAGATGCGCTCAGGTCTGCTGTTACCACTGCAACTAACAGGAAAGCCCGGAGTAATGCCAGAAGAGCTTTGGATAAATTCCGGCAGGAAAACGAGCTGTTTTTTGATTTGCGAAAACTGGTAAAACTCCCAGGCTTTGAAGAGATGCATGCTGAAGATGCTGGCAAGCTCGAGGCTGAGTTAAAGAAAACAATGGGGGAGATTAAATACAATGAAACACTGAAAGAAGCAGAAGAAGCTTATCAGCGCTATCTAATGGATGCTGAAAATCAGCAGGAATATTATGAGGCTAAATACCCAGAAGATCCGGAACATGTTAAAAATGCTATGAAGAAATGGCACAGCAATAATAATGTTGTTGATTACTGGGAGTACATGACTAATCCCAAAAACAAAAAAATTACTTCAGCTATTTCTGTTTACTCCTGGAGGTATGCTTTTAGTATACCTAAAGCAACTAATGCTGCTGGACAAAGCCAATACAGTGAGCAGTATTTAAAACTACAACAGGATGCTGATGTAGCAGCTTTGCATAAATATATTTTAGATTTATTAAAAAAACTTAGAAGTTATATTCCTGCAGATCAGCAGCGGGAGTTTGCAGCTAACAGTGTACCTACTGTTGAAAAAGAATTGGTAGAAACACTTAAAACAGAAGGCCTGGTTGCTGCCGCTGTAAGTCTTGCAGATAAGTTAAAAATGGGACTTACCAGTAAAGAACAAGGAGAATATCTTTATGGTGTAAATGTTAACAACAGAAGCCTTGATATTCGTGTTAAGTCCTTAGCTAATGATATTGAGGTTTTGTATGCTCAAAAAGTTCGGGATTATGAGCGTGAATTCAATACAAGTTTGGATGTTACCAAACCTGCAGATCAACAAAAATTATTACAGTTCAAGAAAGCTGCATCTGAAGAAGTTCAAAAAGAAAGCAGTCTGGATCTGCCGCATTTATTAGCTTTATTTTCACAAGCTTTAACCATTTACCGGCATAAAGCCAAAATAGAGGATCCTATCCGGCTTGCAGAAGAAACTTTTATCAGCTCTGTAAAAGAAAATCTGGAGAATTCCGCGGGAGAGCCTATAGAGCGCCAAATGCCAGAAGGACAATCTCAGCCAGAGCATCAGAAGCTCAGCCAGGAGAATCATATTCGCATGCTTAACAACTATGTCAATCACTTTTTTGGTGTTAAGAAACCTGTAGAACTACAAACTAAAACCAAGCTGTATACTAAAAAGGAAAATGTCAGGGTAGAAGATCTTAGAGCAGAGTTAACCAAGCATCAGGCAGATCTTACCAGCTATGAAGCAGAACTGGAAAACTTAAAATCCACTACAGAAGGTTTATCTGCTGAGCAAGCTGAAGAGCGTAGTAAACAAGTCACAGAAATAGATGCTAAGCGGGCCCGGACTGCAGCTGCTGTAGAAGAAATAACAACTCAGATAGCAGCGCTGGGACAATATATCACTGGCACAGGAGCTACCAATACCCTAATTCAGGCCTTAATTGTAAAAGGGCTGGGCTGGAACGTGTTTGGGGGCTTAACCAACGTATTTGTAGGCACTATGAGCAACTTTGTAGAAGCTTCTGGTGGAAGGTGGTATAATGAAAAAGAAATGCGCCAGGCTATGGGGATTGCTTTAAATGGTACCGTCAGAGCTTTGTCTGGAAGCCTGTATGCTAATCAAACTACCCGGAAGATTAACCAACTGATGACCAGATGGGATATTTTAAAGTCTGTTACCAAAGAGCAATTCAGAAATGAAACACCTACAGATAATTTCCTGGGTAATGCACACTGGGGACAGGTGTATAAAACTACAGAATACCTGAACCAGAGCACGGTACTGGTAGCCATGATGCTGCATACTAAAATTAAAGATCTGGAAGGCAAAGATTCTAACCTGTGGGAAGCTTTTGGAGAAACCGGAGAGTGGGACAGCAAGCGTTTTGGAGATATAAATGCCCAGGATTCGCCTTTTAAGAGCAAAGACAGAGCTTTTTTCAAAGCCAAAGTAGATAAAGTGATTAGAAACAACCATGGTAACTATGCCAAGAGCTTTGAGATTGCTTTAAAGCAAAAAAGTCTGGGCAAGCTGCTGGCTGTATTCCGGGGTTGGATGTTTGAAGGCTTCAGAGTGCGTTTCGAAGGTGAATCTGAGGAGTTTGTCGATGATTTTAAGCGCAAAGGCCGGTACTTATCTTATCAAGGATCCAGCATGGGTCTGGGTGCAGCTGCTTTAGGTACAGCCATACTTCCTGGAATAGGAACTGCTGCAGGATTCTTATTAGGATCTTACCTGGGCAACAAGTTCAGGGATGATAGCCGCTTTAAAGAAGGCTTTAAAAACACCAGTGCTTTTGAAGAGCTGGCCTGGACTACAAAGTACTTAATCAAGAAACTCAGTTTTGGAGCAATTTATGGTGGTGTGACCCTGGATGAGCGCTTTAATGAAGTAGATGCTATTAACCTTAGGCGTAACATGGCAGAGATCAGCTTTATGCTATATGTTACTGGCGCCATGATGGCGTTGGCGTATATGCTAAAAGGCGATGAAGACGATGAAGATAAGCGTGTCTTGATGTATAGCTTAAATGTAATGCATAGACTTCAGCAAGATCTTGGATTTTATTCAAATCCTGTAACCACCATGACAATTCTGCAAGATCCTATGCCGGCATTAGGATTGGTATCAGACAGTATGAATTTTATTAAACATAGTGCTGGTTTAATTGTAGATCCTGCCAGTGATGAAATACCAACAGGTATATATGCAGGAGATTCTAAGTGGTTCAGGTCATTCCAGAAGATGTTCCCTGGAACTAAAGCATGGCAGAGCTTCTGGAATATGACTGAACAGGAAATTAAAGATCAGTAGAATCAGTAGCTAAAGGTGTTAAGTTATCTGAGCAGTTGTAGCGTATTATGCCGGAGTCTAAAGCTTCTTTTGCAAGCTGTGTTAAATCCATTCCGGTTATTACTAAATACAAATGAAAGTTGGTTATAAACCCAACAAAAGACTCTTCAGAAAGCCATATAGAATTCTGGGTATTACGCCCAGAAGAAGCCAGATTTTCTACTGTAAGGCAATAGCTACCATCTTCTAACTTTGCACAGCTTACAAACCGGTTATCTTTGAAAATACTTCGAACATAATTAACAATTTTAATTTCCCGTTGATCTGGCTTACCTGCACCAACTGTTACAGTACCATAATCATTTTTTACTGTTGCTTCCATCTGCTGTTTGTTTTGCTGTAATTTTTTTATTTAGTGCTGAAACTTCTTTGGCTTTGCCAACTAGCTCAGGATGTTTAGTTTTAAGATGAGCTGCTAAATTCGGGAAGCTTCTGTTGCAGCAGGGACATACGCCTTTATGCAAGCGCTTTAGTTGACCTTCTACTATTTTTCTGGCATCTATTTGTACCTGAATTCTGCGCTCAGCTTCCTGGCGTTCTTTTTCAAGTAATTTTTTAAGCCTGTGAGATTCTGTTTCACTGTAATGCTGCCCATGGCCATTGGGACAGTAAAAATATTTCTTCTCATCTTCTTTGCATTGATCCCGGAAATCACTGGGAATTCCAAAAGCAATACCGCAGTTGCAACAAATCTCTGTTACCATCGTAATGGTTTTAATGTAAGATATTCCTGCTTCGAAACCCATAGTTGTAAGTTTTAGTGTTAACCTTTTCCATTGCGGGCAAGTACAAGCTTAAACCCATTTTGACTTAGCCCTGCTTTTTTTCTGGTTTGATTGTTAGATCTTATTAAGAACAAAGCATCATACCTGGTGAAGAGTACTACTGCAGGACCGTTGCACTTTACGCTTGTAGTGCTTATAGGTGTAGCAAAAACAAATTGGCCATCTTCCCAGACCATAGGCATTCCAGTTTCTTCATCTACTACGATGACTTTCTGAAATTTTTGTTCAGGTGTTAATCTTTTCATGTTAGTTGTTAAGTTTTAATATCATTTGCTTCTCGCATAAGTTTTAATACTTTTTCACCAAAGTCAACCAGTTCCTGAGCAGCTTTAATTAAAGCTGGTACTCCTGTGCCTTCAAAAGTTTTCAATCTGGCTCTTCTGATTTCCTGTATATGTTCATACTGTTCAATAGAAAAGTTTTCTGCTATTAAGCATGCTGCTGTTTCTTCCGGAGTTGTGGTTGGCATAGGTTAATTTTGTTTGTTATCAAATGTTAAAAAAACAGGCCGAAGGAATAAACAGCACTGAATAAGACCTCCGGATACCAAAGATGTCAATCGCGTTGGTACTGCTCCTGTTTGTTAGTCTTCATAATTTTTAAAATTTTAATTTAAGACAAAGCACTGCAAGTATGAAAGTAAGTATCACAATCGCATATACCCCGTAAATCATTTCCTGTGTAGTGCGTAAATGAGACATGAGCATAGGAACCAGTATAAAAGTCAATGCTATAATAGCTCCAACTAGCATACACTGAATAAGTTTTCTGATATAGTACCAGGGAGATACATCATCAGGTTGTTGAAATGGATCCATTGCTTTGGGGTTTATAATGAATGTTTCTGTTTGAAAGCCAATTCTAGCCTAACACACATATCCTGGATCAACTGCGTAGTATTCACAAACTCTTTTTCTGTAACAAAAATACCAATCAGCATTGTACCATCTCTGAGAATTTTAGTTGATTCAAAATCAACATTTTCCTCAAAACCAAGTTTTTCCAAAGCTTCCTGATATTTAGCAAGTTTATAGGCATCTACTGTGATCCCAATTTTTTTACGATTATGTTTTTCCATCTGGTTTGTATTTAGCAAGAAGGTAATAAGATCTTAAATTATACTTACCAAGCTTTACCTTGTCATCAACTTCTTGTAAGAATGTTACCAGCTCTTCGACTTCACTCATCAACCTTTCTTTCTGCGCCCTGAGTTCACCTAGCCAGGCATTGTACTGGTCAGCACCACAAGTACATTTGTCTTTGGGTGTTTCAGGATTGCAGCATCCTTCAGAACTTTTAGGACAGCTGAACCAGCAATCTTCTGATACATGATGGGGCACTGCTTGAACTTCATTACTTCTGTCCATCATTGTCTGGATTAATGTACTTGGAATTAAGCCATGCTTGCTCTTCATCTGCATCCAGAGTTACAGGACCACAGATAAAATCCCAGAATCTTTTCCAGAATGATTTTTTGTTTTTTATGTTATTGTTTTTCATGGTAGAATTGCATAAAAGCAGCTAATTGTAAAAATGATTTCATTTTGGTAATGGAAAATAACCTGGCAGAAAGAGGCATCTTCTGGGTTATTTCGTGCAAAGACTGAGGGGAGGTAATTAATATAAACTCCTCCCCTTTGGTAAAAATGTAGATCTTATTCTCCACGATCTTCAATTTTCATATTTTTCAAAATCTTTGTCACTGTAACAGTTGTTGGAGAGTAACCTCCAAATTTACTTTGTAAAAGTAAAATGGCTTCTTCGAGAGTGTTATTAGCGCCAAACTTTACACCCGCTTTAAACTCTGGGCTTTTGTCAGAGATGTCACCTTCAAGAAAATGTTCTTTTGATAATTTTTGAGTTGTCATAGTTAGTTAGTTTAGTGTTTGTTTTTCTTTAAAATGTCACCTATAAATATTCCTAGTAAAATGGCTAGAAATAAATAGCTTATTACAACCAGTAATGTAGTCATACTTCGTAATCAGCTTTTTTGGAAAACAATGTTGGTAAGTTCAAGATCACCCAAAGGCTGCCAAACATTACACAACAAAGCAGGCTAAAAATCAAGAAGACCAGGTACTGCAGCAATTCAAGTGTTCTCATTTATGAAGTTGTTTTCGTTTCCAAAGAAAGTATAAGCCTAGCAGTATTGCTGCAATGAGCAGTATACCTGTACCAGCTATAGGTACTGGGTTTGCCCTGGGATCAACTCCGCCAGGATTTCCAGGAGGATTTTGTGAGGGTTGAACTAGTAAATAAGTTTTCATTTTGTGTTAGACTTTTTTTGGGATAGTTTTTTCTTAGCACATTTAGGACAATAGCAATTATTTTTAGTAGCTCTCCAGCCAAGATCATAGAATTCTCTTTCAGGCTCGTACTCATTTTCTGTACCAGCTATTGCTTTACAACTAGAACACTCAATAGTTGAAGTAGTTTGTATGAAGTCAGTTAAACTAATTGCAGTTCTCATAAGCTAAGGGTTAAAGAAGATGTGCCCTTCAGATTGAAAGGGAATAAACAGCGCTCAAGAAGTAAAGACCCTTTGACCCTCCAGGCACACCAGTTTTTTTATGTCATTCTTATAATCATTTCAAACATTGCTATTGAAAGAATAGTTAAAATGATTATAAAGCACAGTATAAATACAGCATTTCGGATTTTAGTTTGTAACATCATAACTCATGTAATTTTTTAATAGTAGCACCACGACGAAACCAGTAATTTAATACAGCACTAACAGATTTACCCATTTGCCATCTGGCACAAGGAGCTGCAGCTGTTACTTTATTTCCGGTAATCTCTATGCCAAAACATAATTGCTTATAGGTAATTTGGAGCAGCATTATAGCTCAGCTTGTAGTTTTTTTATTCTTTCTTTTATTTTTACAAAAGTAATGTACTCTATGTAGGTTAGTCCTTCAGTAAGGTTTTTCCATACTAGAAAAGCAAGCCTTTTTTCCAAAGCTTTTATAGTTTTACTGTTTGTCACAATCTGAAATTAAAAGATTCAAAAAGTTTTTTGCAGCCTGGTTAGCAATTTCATGAATGTCATCGCTGTTAACATGCTTAACCTCTCCGGGTTGACCTGCTTGCCTATGAAACTCATCTTTAAAAGCCATAGCAATATTTGCCTGCCAGGAATAGTAATAACCTTCATCTTTTTTAAGTTCTGAAATCAAGTGACTTACTGCTTCTGGTGTTGTCATTTTGTAAAGTATTTCTTGAGAAGTTTGGCATTATGTAGTACTAACTCAATGTCGCCTTTGTTAACTTTTGACAAGTCATGAATTAGTAAAACTATTGCTCTTTGGGTTAGCTTAGAATCACTGATTTTCTGAAACGCATCGGATACTGCAATGATGTGCTCAGCCAGGATGGTAACATCTATCGGGTTTTGCTCATCAACCTTTACTGTAATAGTTTTTGTTTTAGCTTCTTTGCCATTGGGTGCTGTTTTCATAATGTTATTTTTTTATTGATTTAAGATGAGAAATAGTACGCTTAAAATCATTGTATAATTCCTCATCATCACAAACAGCAAACCATTCTTCATCAGTCATCTTTCGAGGAGCTAAATCTTCACCAAAAATTAAAGGATTTAAACAAGTGAAGCAGACAGTGATATCGCTAGGTCTAGGTGTTCTCTTTTGTTCAAGATGGGTAGCTTTATTTAGTTTAGCTCCGCAAAAAGGACAAAGTGTTGGAGAAGTTACTATTGATTTCATATTAGTTTAAATTTAAAGTACTAGCATCTCTACCATCAGGATCTGCTGCTCCAATGCGTTTTACCCTGTCAGTTTCGTATTCTACAAAATCATCAAATACTGTAATAGCTTCTACCCGGGTTGGAAACCCTATTCGTGTAGGTTCAGGTCTAATCCAAGTACTAGTATCATAACACAAGTATATAGTCTTACCTGGATTCTCTCCCGGTAAAACCAGGTACAACGTAGTAAGCTCGCAGATATCAGGAATATGCTGTTTATGCAACAGGTTTCTTGCAGTATGCTCTGGAGTTTTGTGAATTTTTAATATTTCTTTAAGTAATTTTGACATTACAGGATCTGCTTTGATCTCTTCTCTTTTCCAGGTGTGCATAATCAGGTCTATATTTTTTGGAGTTTGTTTAGATACAGTTTTAGAAATTCTGCAAGATATTCTTCATCAAGATTTAACAAGGCTATATATATTTCTAAAGCTTCATCTTGACTATTAGCTCTGAAAGGTCCTTTGATGTACCTATAAGGGCTGCAATTTCCTACAGCATCGTCAAAATCTGGTGATACACCAATACTCATTACAATAGGCTTGTCTACATGCCTGAGATAACCCCACCACTGAGGATAGGTTGTCTCAGGCTTCGACTCTAGTTTGATTTCTGGATTGGTCTGCATCGCGTTTTATTTCTTCAAGCATTGTTATTACCATACGTTCTCGCTTTGGATGTAAAAAAGTTTCTGGATAGTCTATGAAGATTCTTCCACCACTTTTCGCTGCACCGGAAGCAAGCTGAATCAAGCCTAGTAACTGTAAAAACTCAGGATCATGCTCACCATAGGTAAACTTGTTGACCAGGAACTTGTAGTCTTCATCTTCTTTGATACCTCCTGTTGTAGCAGCCATTTTTACTGATTCATTGTCAGGGTATTTAGCCTTACCAGTATGGCTGTAATCATAACCACATCCTGGTCTTTCATATAAAGCCAATAAATGCCGGATAGCATAGTAAGGTGGCTTTGGAGTTTTCTTGAACACAGTGTTAATAAAATACAATGCCTGGGCTTTGCAATCTTCCGGGGTAATGATAATAGTATCAGGATCATCTTTGACTATACCCACACCGTTGTCTATGAAAACTACAGGACCCTTAGCATTTGGATCTACTACATATTTAATAAGTTTTTTCAGTGAGGCAGGACTTCCTGGCCCATTAATACTGACATCTTGAGTGTGATCCATTAGTAATTCATTTTAGTGTTAGGGCCTACATTAAAAGGTAAGTCTTTAAAGATTTCATCTTCAGTCTCGCCGTAGATTATTACTATCTTGCGATCTTCTAAACCCATATCTTTTAGATTTATCAGGATAGGTAAGCCTTGCTGCAGTTTTTCTATATTGACTTTACTTAAGCCAAATATCAAATCACCACTGGTTAATATTGCTTTTATCATTTAGTTCGTAGGATTAGCGTTAAGATTAGGATTAGGTTTAGGACCAGCATTTACTTCATTCATGATCCTGGCAGATTCTTCTGGTGTTAACGCTTCCAGGTCTTCAGGCTTTACATCAAATACTTTCCAGTTGCGTGACATAAAAGCAAATTCAGTTCCGTAACCAAGATGTATTACAGTTACTGTACCGTCTTCACAGTAAGAATATAAATACACTACTTTGCCAGAATCTTTAAACTTGTAAAGTACTATTGGCGGATACTTTACAATCATCTTCTGAATGTCAGGAGGTCTGGATTGAAACCAATCTTCTTCCATTAGCTCTTCAAGTTTTGAAAACCCAAAGTCTTCAGGTGTTAGTTTTTCTACTTCTCCCATACAGGATTGTTTGTATTTGCTGCAACGAAGTTGATATCATCTAGTAAGTTATCAGGCATATCACCTTTGAAGACATGGTATCTTAAAAAACTTACTACCCTGTCACTTTTTGTAGTGTGCCATTCTGCTACCAGAGCAATGTTGATATCTTTTTCTTTGCCTACATCCAGTTTCTCCCGGATAAAAATACCAAGGCCGTCAAGTGTGCTTAACTTAGAGATATCAACTTCTACACTGGTATGCAACCACTGAAACAAATCATCAGGAATAACTTCTACAAAGTCTTCCGGCATGTAGAATTTATATAGGTTAGTTGTTTTCATAACTTTTTGATTTTTTACCAAGAGCTAAACCAGCTTGATAAGCTTCTTTAGCAGTTGGAGCACCATTGTCTTTAATAGATCCAAAGATTGGATGTGAGCATTTAAACAATTTCTCAACTCTGGCTCTTGTTCCATTGCTGTAGTAACCTGCATAGTAACCTAAATTACTATTACAGTTTTTTTCAACTGTTTCTCTAGTTACACCGGGATCTTGGGCCAGCATAAATTGAATCATTGCTTCTTTGTATTGATCTGCATCAGCTTGTTCTGTAATTTCCATTGCTGGACCTAAAGATTCATGATAGCTGAGTTGATTTTTATTTTCTGGATTAAATATTGTTTTCATGAACAATCAGGTTTAAAGCTTTTGTCTTTGATTAACACGCCTTTTACGTAATGCCATTTTTCCTCATACTTGATATCAGTAAAATTTGATATCGTATAATGTTTTTGTCTGAACAGTGTATAATTCCTGGCATTAATAAGCCTTACTTCAGGAGGTTTGGCAGTAATAATAACTCCCATATCCGCTACAGATTCATCTGTAGTCCTGTCTGTTTTTTCAAAGTGCATATGAGGACAGACTTTTAAGCTATACTCAGCGCATTCTTTGTGCATGGCAGGATCTGAACAACATTGATTTTTTCTGCCCAGGGGTCCTGTGATGTACCAGTAATCATGAGGAATTAAATTTTGTCCACAAATCATGCACAAGCCTAATGTCACACATAAAAACTGTTTTGTAGGATCCATGTACTTGAAGTTAGGTTCTCCAGTAGTTGCATCCATTGGTATAAAGAAAGGGATAGGATACCCTCGCTTATCTTTTTTGGCGTCCTTGAGACGAGCTGGAACCGATACGCTGGCGATTAATTCTTTTCCTTTTAGGTTTGTTGGCTTGTGCATAGTTGATAATAATTTGATCTAATTCATCTACAAAGTGATCTGGATAAACAGCGATGTCTCTTTTAGTAGGTTTACCCGCAGCATTATCTACCATAAAACTTAATTTCTCAGGTTGCTTTCCCGTCTTAGCTGTATAAGCTTTTCGTATAAGCTGACCCACATTCTTCATGTTGAACTTTTCAATATTAACTTTCAAAAAGTTCATCCTGTTAAATAAAGTATTGGGAAGGTTACTCGTAGTCGTAGTGTTCATGATTTGGTTGTGAATTTGTAGGGTTAAAATCTTTTACAGGTTTTTCTGGTGGTACTACATCAACTTCCCAGGATATTACAATCTCTTCCGGGGAAGGAATAGAAGTTTCATCTGGAACAAAATCTACCCATTTTATATTTTTAGGGTCAAAGCCCATACAAGGTTGATCTAACAGTTTGCACATCAAGTAGCTTTCATAAAAACTGATAATACCATTGCGCTCTCCATAGTTTTGTATAAAAGCTTCCAGTGCTACAGAATGATATTCTGCAAGACCAGCAGCTAAAAGTCTTTTTGCAGTAATTGCACCTACACCAGTAATGCCAGGAATATTGTCTGTGTTGTCTCCCATCACTACCTGCACAAACAAATTTCTTTCTGCTTCGCTTTTGTTTACAGTATAAGAAGTAAGCTTTTTGTAGTTGTAATGAAAGCCTGGGATCTGATCCAGATCTTTGTCAATATGAGCTATTATCGTAGGGGAAATACCAGTACAATTAGCCATGATGTTTACAGCATCTTCTGCTTCCATACCTTCAACTTGGATAAATCCCCACTTGGAAATCAATCTGTGCTTAATCACAGCTCCCCACTTGTCAAGCCATTCATTATTGCCTTTACGCTTAGCTTTATAGTCTGGGTTAGCTATATGCCTGAAAGTAGGCTGAGCACCTTTCAGGAAACCTATGTAACGCTCAGCTCTGGTAGCATTCAAAATGTTATTAACAAATCCATCTGTTTTGTGAATCACCAGCGCATAGTTCTCAGGATTATTTTCTAACTCTTTTACATCCCAGGCTTGGATGTAGACCATACTATCAGCATCAATAAGTACTTTGTTAACATGTGTGTTTACAGGTGTCATAAATTTTGAATTAGTATACTGGAATAGCATGTAAGCTTATCATCTTGGATACGTGATTTAACTTCTTCCTGAATTTTAGCTT